GAACATTCACCCAGACCTACAACCGCAGGGCAGGCGACTGGGACCCGGGCAATTTCCTGGTCGAGCGTGTGGGTTACACCCTGCAAAACGTGCCGGATTACTGCGGCAGCAAGGGCACCTGTGAGGGCCTGAGCACCATGAGCTACGAGAACACCTACCCGGACGGATCAGGTGACTGGGCGCTCGAGGTGCAGGCCTTCATCCGCAGCGGCAGGACCGTCACCAGGCTGGCGGATAGCGTCTCAGGCCCCAGCAGCAACTTTGCCGACCTGTTCAAGCTGGCCATGGAGGTGAGCGCGAAGCTCCCGGCCGACATGATCGACACGACACGGCTGCAGACCGCTGCGCTGTTCCTGGACGCGAACGAGCTCTACTGCGACGTCAACCTGACGGAAGTCGGCAATCTAGACGACTTCATCAGCGCGAATGCTCCCTACTTCCTGCTGCGCGAGACGCGCGTGGATGGCAAACGCGGGCTAAGGCCCCTGCTGCCGATCGACGGCGCCTACGCCATCAAGACCGACCCGATCCCGTGGGAGTTCGAGTTCAACGAAGAGTTCATCCTGCCCGGCAGCCTCCAGGTTGACTTCACGCCGCTGGAGCAGCGCAAGCCGAAGCTGATGCTTGCGATGTGGCGCCAGCAACCTGATGACACGTTCGGCGTCATCAGGACGGCTGAGGTGGGATATGCGGGCGACCGCGACTCAGGCAACGTCGAGCAGCATGACATGAGCCTGTTCTGCACGCATGAGCTCCATGCGGTGCGGGCGATGGCCTACAAGCGAGCACGGCAGAAGTGGAGCACGCACACGATCAGCTGGGCCTGTCGGCCTGAGGTCTACAACCGCATCCTGGAGGAGGGCGACATCGTGCGGGTGACGTACGAGCGGAACGCCAGCGATGGGAGCACGACGACGCATGACTACCTCTACGAGCTGGATCATATCGAGAAGACCTCCACCGGTGAGATCGTGTTTCAGGCGACGCACTTCCCTGTCGATGCTGATGGCCGGTCGTTGGTGGCGCTGACCGTTGTCCAGGCTGAGGCGCAGGGCCATGACTACGCGGACGACATCAGAACCGGGATCGATTGCGACGACAACAGCAGCACAGATACATCAGTGCCTGCTGAGGTGTTCCAGGCTGTCGCCCCTGGCGATCCACCGAACCCACCACCACCACCACCACCGCTGCCCCCTGTGCCGCCACCGCCTGGCGGATCACCTGGCGATCCACCACCACCGGAACCACCACCTGGAGGCTATCCGCCGCCGCCAGTGCCACCGGAACCAATCCCCACGCCACCGGATGACCCATTCGATCCGTGCGAGTTTATCTGCTTCCAGAACGCTTACTACGACATGACCGTGTGCCCGGCTGGCACGACATTGGTCGGCCCATTTACAAAAGGCGAGCCTGGGACAGATGAGTTTGAGTTTGGCGTGATCTGTCAAACTTGCAGACTACCTGAAAACTGCGAACCTCCTACTACTGGATTTTATGATTTCATCTATACAATCACAGACTCCAATGGTCAAACAGGCACAGGAAGTTTTAGAGCTTATCTTAGTGGAAATCGAATATATGCTGTAGGTACTACCTTCAATTGGCCAACCCCCCAACCTCTCTTCACCGGAACATCAGGATCTCCTGCAGGGCCGGGCAGCTTCTGGAGCACAGCCGCAACATTGACAAGGGATAACGTCCCTGAGGGAGACTGCTTTGGGTCTACCTCTTTCCAGCTTTTCAGGTTTAATGCGGATGGTAGCTTCAACAGTTCGACCTTTTTGACCACGCTAAATGTGTCTGGCAGCATGAATTGCGACCAACCGATAGGTACGGTCAAAACGCTTACAGGCTATTGGCAAGAGGTTTAACTCATGACCACCCCGACCTCCTCGATCCACACCATGGCCAAAAGCCTGGTCGTCACCGCTGGCCAGGCCATCCGGCATGGTGTCGCATCAGACGAGACCTACCGCTACCGGCTGGCCACATGTTTCAGCTGCGAGCAGTTCAACCACAAGACACGGCGCTGCGGCAAGTGCGGCTGCTTCATGGCGGCCAAGGCTCGCATCGCTGGCGATCCCCAGCTGCTCTGCCCCCTCCACCTGTGGCAACGTTGACGCATGGCCACGTTCCCCGCGCTAACCCCTGCTACCCGCGTCGTCACACCGGCGCAGTTCCAGGTGCAGCCACACAGCAGCATGGACGGGATCTACGGCTCCACCCTGCTGTGCAACTCCGCGCGGGATCAGCAGATGGAGCTCACCTTCACTGCCCTGTCAACGGCTGACAAGGATCTGATCGTCGATCACTATGACGGGCAGGACAGCGGCTTTCTCGCCTTCGACGTGCCGAACAGCCTGCTGTCAGGCTTCACCCCTGGCGATTACATCACAGGCGGCTTCCTGTGGCGCTACAGCCAGCCCCCAGAGGTGGTCGATCGCCCGGCGGGTGACGTTGGCAGCTGCACCCAGGTTCATGACGTGAGCGTGAGCCTGATCTTCCAGGTGGCTGATCTGCAGTTTGTGGCCGGCGTCGACCTGCGGATTGGCGTCAGTTTCTATTCTGAATCCATCACCACCGTGGCAGGCGCAGGCCTGACCATCGCCCTGACCTTCACGCCTGGCTTGCCTACAGTTCCAGCACCAGGCGCAGACCTGACCATCACTGTCAGCTTCGCCGCTGGCGCCGCCACCACTCCCTGACACCATGGCCAGCCTCATCTACAACAAGTTCCTCGACTATCTGGCCGACGCTGACATCAGCGATGACACCTTCAAGGTGGCGCTGGTGACCAGCAGCTACACGCCGGACAAGGACGCCCATGAGTTCTTCGACGACATCACCAACGAGGTGATCGGCACGGGATACACAGCCGGCGGCGAGACCGTGACGGGGACTTTGACGCTGGATAACGCGAACGACAAACTGACCCTGGAGCTCGCCTCCACGAACTGGACTTCAGCCACGATCACCGCACGGGGCGCCGTCTACTACAGCTCGACCGGCACCGCGTCAACGTCCACCCTGATCGCGTTCAGCGATTTCGGGAGTGACGTGGCGGTAACCGCTGGCACACTGGCCCTGGCAGCGTCGACCGTGACCCTGCAGAACTGATGGCCGTTTTCCCACCCTATGAGCCCGACGAGCGCAGCTACGACCTCGGCGCTCATCCGGTGGTGACACAGCAGGGCTGGGCTGGTGGTGCCATGAGGTTCAGAACCGGCTCTGTCCGTGTTGGTGCTCAGCTCCGGCTGACCTTCCGCAGGCTGGTGGCGGCCGCGGCCAAGGACATCAGGGACCACTACGCCGGGCAGTTCAGCAGCGGCCAACCCTTCCAGCTGACAGACTCCACCCTGCTGGACTCCCGCTATTGGGTCTACGCTGACCCGCCTGCCGAGACTCACGCAAGCGGCGGACTGGTTGACATGGTGGTGACGCTGCGATCGGTACGCTGATCCGGGGATACACTGACGACGTAGGCGCACAGCGTTCAGTGATCGAGATCTATGCCGCCGTCATCGGTGCCTCGATCGGCATCGCTGGCATGACAGCCTCAGGCTTTGGACGACGCGCAACGGAATCACGCGAGGCCGTGATCAGGCTGACGGCAGCAGTCGAGAGCATCGCCGGCAAGCTCGAGGAGCTTCACCAGGACATGAAGGCCGACCGGAAAGAGATCTACACTCGGCTGAACGAACACGGCAACCGCATCACATTGCTGGAAGGTAAGGACCGCTAGCCTGCAGATCAGGCCCCTCCTGCCTCTCATGCACATCGAAGAAATCCTGTCCAGCCCGATCACTTGGATCCTTGTGGCCGCTGCGTCTGAGATCATCGCCCTGTCGCCGCTGCGTGATAACAGCGTGATCGGGCTGGTGTTCCATGCGCTGCGCAGCCTCAAAGCAAAGAAATGATCCGACTGATTGATCTGTTCCGCTACTACAAGCGGCTGGGGCACCAGGATGCCGCGATTCAAGAGCTGCAGGCGGCCATCAATGAGGCAGCCCCCGGCCTGCTGAGCCGTGACCAGGACTGGTACAGCACGTGGTCATCAGCAGTGGAAGCGCCTGCGACTTACGAGAACAAATGGGATGGCATTTTCAATGCGGCCAAGGCCGCTGGCGCCAAGTTTCCAGAGGTGGTCGCAGCGCAATGGGCTCTTGAGTCGGGATGGGGCAAGCACGTCTCAGGCCAGCACAATTACTTCGGACTGAAAGGTGGAGGCACATCCACCACCACCCGTGAGTTTCTTGATGGTCAGTGGGTCACCATCTCCGACAGCTTCATCGACTTCCCATCGCTTGCTGCCTGCGTTGAGTATCTGGTTTCGCGTTGGTACAAAGATTACAAACAACACAAAGGTGTCAACCGCGCTAATCATCGCAATGAATGCGCTCTGCTGCTGGTGCGCGAAGGCTATGCGACCGATCCCAAGTATGCGGATAAGCTGATCGACATCATGAACTCGCAGCTTGGCAAGCCAGGCGAATGCATCCTGGATGTGCCATACGAGTATCAGCTGGACAACAAGAGCGGCACTGGCTACCGCGAGTGCCTCAGCAGTTCCTGCGCGATGCTTGCTCGGTATTACGGCAAGGTCAAGACCGACGACGAATACAACAAGATTCGCGCCAAATTCGGAGACACAACCGACGCGCAAGCTCAAGTCAAGGCGCTGCGGTCGATGGGCCTCGATGCCAGGTTCCGTACCGATTGCTCAGCGACCACCCTGGAA